AAAACCTTTTAATCCATCAACCGCAGTAAAAGAGAAAAGCTTTGGCCCACTCTTATAGGGAGATGTAATAAAGTCGGGTGCTATGTATCCGCTAAAGAAAGGAATTTGACCTTCAAATAATAAATAGTTTATCCTGTTTGTCCCTCCACTACCAACAGAGACAAACGTATTCTCTCCAAACGCTACACCTTTAAAATTTGATGTGTTTGGAGGCGTGTCAGCCGTCCAATTTATCCCATTAACAGAATACAGGTATTTTATTTCGGTGTCTGTAACGGCCATAAAATAGCCATTTCCGTAAGTTATTTTTACTGGGAAATTTGGAGAGCTTGCAGCAATCCATGTTGAGCCATCTGTAGAATAATGCTTGCCAGTTGTAAAAATACCATTGGCATAAAATACGGTTAGGCTAGATATTCCAGTTGTTTGGTCAGACCAACTAAAACCATCGTAAGAAATAACCATTGTACCTGGAGAGCCTGTTTTAGTAGCCACATAAGTGCCAGCTCCATAAGTAACTCCAGTAAATCCACCACCACCAACGCCAACTCTCAAAGTCCATGTTATCCCGTCAGGAGATGTCATAATTCCACCGCCAGCAGTATAAGAGCTTGCAACCGCAACAAATAATCCGTTACCGTAAGTAATTGCGCTCCAAGTATCATTTGAGGCAGCCGTTCTGCTAGTCCAAATAAATCCGTCGGGAGATGTAAAAACTCGGCCGCTTCCACCTGAATTGGCAACATTTACAAACAATCCATTTCCGAAAACAATTTTTCCGCCAACAAATCCAACGGGATTAGTTGCATTCCAAGTTATTCCATCGTTGGAATAATGTACTCCATCTGTTCTAGTAGCAACAAAAACTCCATTCCCATAAGCAACATCTATGAAGTTATTTGTATTGGTTACTTGTTGCCAATTTGTAATATCGTTATTGGCTCCGATTTGATTTAAATCTACTTTCCAAGTCCGATTGCCACCAACAAGAAACTCGTTAAAATCTCCAGTTTCGCCAGCGATTGTAAAATCAACCGAGGAGCCTATAATTGTTTCTAATGGGTCGTTTCCAGTATTGCCCCAATTGTAAGTAATATCGTTAATTAGCAAAGGAGTAACCGCTCCTGAATAGCCAGTTCTGAAAATTTGCAAGTTCCAAACATTGCCGCCGTAGTTGGTAGCATACCCCCCCTCATATTTTAGTCCGTAATCATTTACAGGAGTGTTTTGGCCAGTTAAAACCGTGTAAATTTTAACATCCTCACTTGGCATCGTATAACTAAAAGACAAGCTAGAAGATAAGAAAGTATTGCTTGGAGAGCTATACCACATTGCAGTATGATATCCAGAGCCTGGCGCAACTGCAATTGTAAGCGTGGCTCCTTCTGTATAGAATTCTAAAGGAGCAACTCCATTAACGGTAATTGTGCCAATACCTTCTCGAACTGCAAGGAGTAATCTATAATCGTTAGCCATTAGCCTTTATTTATCTTATTGTTTGCTTGTCCCAAAACATAAACCAAATCGTTCCCTCTTACCACAAACTCGCCGCTTACATCTCTGTTTTGAGCGAATAAGCCTCCTTGTCCACCTCCAGCAAAAGAAGTTCCTCCGCCAACACCTGAGGTTCCAACAGATGATCCACCACCTCCTCCTCCTCCTCCTCTTGAACTACTTCCCAAACTTTTAGCTTTATTTGATACAAAACCAGCCAATGCAACTAAAGCTACACCAGCAGCAATTGCTACAGCTGGATTAAGACTTGTCAAAGCCTTTTTTATACCTTCAACTGCAAGACCAGTTGCAATGGCTAATTGACCAAGCTGATTTAAAATACCAGCTAATCCACCAAGCAAAGCAGCTCCAGCGGCTTTTACTACATTTCCACCACTTGCCAAAGCGTCACCAATTGCAAAAGCAAAGTCTCCAAGTGTTTGTTCAGCACCACCTTCAATAATTCCTGAAACTTGACTATTAAACTCAGCAAGTCTAACAACAAAAGCCGATAATTTTGATTTATCTACGTCTGCTAATTCTTTACCAAATTCTTCAAAATTAGTTTTTATGTTGACTTCTTTATTGCTTATTTTATCTAAATTATCTGAAAATTCAAAAGCAGCAATTGAAGTATTCATTAACTCCTTTGATGCATTATAAGCAATCATTTGAGTTTTAAACAATTCATCATTGTAAGCTTGTAAAGCTTCATCATCAGAAATAATTCTTACTGGCTCAGGTGGTATTGAAGTTAAAACACTTCTAATATTTTTTTCTAAATCTTTTTGGCTTAGACTTAATTTATCTGTTAATAGAGTTGCTGTTTCTTGTTGTAAATTATAATCATCCCAAGACTTTTTATATCTGTCTAAAGCCTCCTTATTTTGATTTATAGATTCCTTAGATTTTCCTGTATAATCAACTGAGGCAGCTAGATTTTCATTTACTAAGGCAGTAAGCTTAACTCTTTCAGCTTCTATTTCAGTTAATCTTTGAACCTCAGGATTTTGCTCCCTTAAGTATTTTATTTGGTTCTGATTAATTAATACTAACTCTTGCTGACCTTGCGCTCTAAAATTTGCAGCTTTTTGTTCAAATGCTGAAATTTGTTGTAAAACCGCTGCATTTTTTTCTAAAATTGTTCTTTCCTCGTCAGCTAATGCAACAATTTTATTAATACCACTTGATGCAGTCGCACGAGCAACTAAAATTTGTGTTAGTCTTGCGTATGAATCGGCAACTTTACCAGCTAAAATTTGTTCGTCAGATAAATTTTTAAATATACTTGGTGCCTCTTCTCTTAATTGTTTTACAGCAGCTAATCTTTTTTCTCTGCTTAATGTTTCATTTTCAATAACTGCTCTTAAAGAAATTATTTTTACGATTTCTTTATCAGCATTTGCAGCACCTTCTAATTGTGCTTGAGCAGTTTCTCCTAAGGTTTCCTTATATTCATTTAAAGTATCTGTTAAATCTTTTGCTTTCTTTTCAGTATCAAAGAATCCTTTTTGTGAGAGATAAGTGAATGCAGTTGTAAGCAAAGAAACGCCTAATATTAAGGCATTACCTGAACTAAAAATTTGAGAAAATGCTAATTTTACCCTTGATCCTAATGAATCTCCAGCTTTTCCTAAAGTTGAAAATGATTGAGCCAATTGTTGAATGTTGTTACCAACACCAATAATTCCATAAGGAGCATCTTGAATTACTCTAGCAAAATCTAATCCTACAACATTATATTGACTAGTTGCCTTTGTCAATGGATCAATTCCAGTATTTTTTAATTGAGTTAATGCAGATTTAGTTTGTGCTAACTTTTGGTTTAAATTAGCAATTTCTGGTAATGTAGTTGCATTCTTTAAAGCTTTGTCTAATTCTAAGGCTTGTTGTTCAAGCTTACCAATAATTCCAACAGCTTCACCAAAACCTTTTTTAAGTCCGTCAATTACTGCTCCAATTTCAACCTGTATTCTTGGATTTGCCATTTCTTTGTAGTTTACTTGCAATTTCCAACAATTTCTTTGCTTTAGCAAAGTCTTGCGGTGTTGACTCTAAATGCTTTTCCGTCTTATCCCAAGGCAATGGCCAAAGTCTTTTCGGGTCTAGGTTTGCTCCTTTTTTTAAATGAGGTTGTAAACCAATTACAGCTTGAACTCTCATTGCCTCAATCATGTCCTTTTGATCAATCTCGTGGCCTTTTATTAATGCCTTTAACTCTTTTCTACTTAAACAGAAAAGCTGCTCATAAGGGATTTTTGTCCGACCTACGAGCAGCATTAAATTTTCTCGAGCGGAATACTCTTCGCTCTCATCTTCATTTATGTTTTTTTTTCTTGGCTTTCACCAATACCCAACTCCAAAAGCAAGTCGGCCAAAACATCGTTAAACAACTTCATTACTTCCTTCCCTTCAATCCAAACTTTTAACTCGTCTAAACTTACCGGATTAGTAGATTTACGCAAACAAGCAACTTTGTGGCATTCATGCAATAAAGCATAAATGTAATCTAGTTTTGGTATTGCATTGCCAGTAAACGCATCCGCAATTCCTAATCCTGTAAAATCCTCAAAATTTGCCAATGACCCAAGATTTGGGTAAAAGAAAATCTCCCCTTCTTTAAAAGGAGCTGAATGGTACTTAGCCATATATTTTGTTTAGGTTGGTATTACACTAATAACAGGAGCTCCAGCAAAATCGAAAGTTCCTGAGAAAGATACTTGAGAGTTTCTTTCAGCAGTAATCTCAATTGAGTTTAACTGAGCATCAACTGTAATAATTTTGTCACCAGACTCAGTACCACCAAAAACCAATTCAAATACTTTTCCGATGTCTTCCATCAAGTCAAAAGCTGAAAGGTTAGATACTCCAGTAGATGCAAAATCTAGGTCTCCTGAGAAAGAGAAAGAACCTGATTTGTCTCCGCCT